CTCCACATTGTCCATGTCTGTTCTTTGCAATAATTAATTCAGCGTCCATTTCAATCTCAGGTCTTGTGTCCTCGTAGTAACTTGGTCTAAATGGAAATAGAATAACGTCTGCGTCCTGCTCTAACTGACCGCTTTCTTTTAAGTCTGAAAGTGTTGGTTGTGTCTTTGCTGATTCTTCTCTTTTCAACTGAGCAAGAGCAATAATCGTGATGCCTAATTCCTTCGCTAATTGCTTTAGTCTTTTACTGGCATCACTTACCATTTCGTACCTTGTCTTTCCGTGTCCTTCAATTAGCTGCAAATAGTCAAGTACAACGACATCTAAACCAAACTTTACTTTATGTAGTCTTATCTGTGCGGTAATGTGGTCTATTTTTCTATTATTAGCGTCTATGATGTGAAAATCTTTACCAAGTGTATACATCTGTGTAGAAATGCGTTCTACGTCCTGTAATGTCATAGATGCGTTTCTGATTTTGTAGTTTTCAATCTGAGCAAAATAACTTATGTATCTCTGTGCTAATTCTTCTTTGCTCATTTCAATAGTGTATAATAAAACATTTGCCCATTTGCAGCAGTCAACTGATAGTGATAAACCTAATGCAGTTTTACCCATTCCAGGTCGACCACCCACAATAATTAGATTCCCTTTGTGATAACCACCAATGAACTTATCTAAGTATCTCCACCCTGTGCTTATGCCTTGTAAATTTGTTCCCTGTTCAACTGCTTTTGTAATTACATCTAACACGCCACCTGCAACCTGACTAATAGTATAAGAACGGTCTAAAACAGAGATTCGTGAACGCTCTAAAATCTCCATTAATTCATTCTGTATAGTATCAATGGGTTTGCGTTCATCAATGGTCATGATGCCCTCGATTAATATTTTCTTTTTGTAGTCAAGTTCTAAAATAAGTAAATCTCTTTCTATTGATTTTTCAGAACAAAGAGCGGTAAATATTTGCGATAACTCCAGAGCCTTATTTGGGAACATCTTGTAAAGTGCATTTACAGATATAACGGTGTTCGAATGGTACATATCTTTCATGGCTCTCATAATGTCTTTGTGAAAGCCTGAGAACCATTCAGGATCAGTTTTACCTATGAACGCTTTTGCGTAATCCGTCTGCATCATTGCAGATATGACATTTATTTCAATCATTTAAATTAAGTTTAGAGTAAGACTTAGATACTGTTTCAATTTGTTTTGACTTATAAGGCAATTCATCATTAAATCTTTTTTGATTAAGATAAGTAGAAAAGTGTGGTAAAAAATTCATCTTATCATTATCAATGTGATTTTTAATGTAATTAGGGATATGCAATTTAACGATTTCAATTTCTTTTTTAGTTAAATTATTAAAAGCAGAATTTGAAGTCTTTTTATTACCTTGTTTAGTATATAATGCCCATAACTCATCAAACAAATTATCTTCTTGTTCTTGTTCTTCTTCTTGTTCTTCTTCTTTTATTGGTGTCGTTTGAAGTTTGCTTGTGTTGTGTTTGCGTTTCTTTATTGTGTCGTCTGCGTTTCTATCGTCTTGGTAACTATCATAATTACATACAGTTAGGTGTGTCGTTGTATTATCAGTTTTAAGTATAATCATTGAATCTTTTTGCAATAACTCCATGAATCTTCTTACCTTTGACTTGTCCCAATTCCATCTTTTAGCCCAGCTTTCCATAGACAAAATACTTTGACCTCGTTTTACATCGTACAACTTACCTTTAATTAAAACTTTTGCATCTGCAAAGTTCACTGTCATTAATATATCAAGCCAAGCCTCAAACTTACTAAAATTTCTTTTTTCTGTAAATAACCAATGATTATTTATACACCTGTGTATTTTAATCCATCCACTCATAATTTGTTGCCTTTTTTAGAATTACATACTTTACATAGTATTTGTTTATTTAACAAATTATCATGCCCTCCTTTGCTTATAGGTATAATATGATCAATCTCTAACCAAATATCACCATTACTAATTGTATTTCTACCGTCATAATTCATTGGCTTTTCAAATGTTAATTTACACATTTGACATTGATAATTATATTTTTCAAATAGAAAAAGCCTTTCATGATGTTTTACTTTTTTTCTTGTATGTATTTTCATTGCATAAAAAAACCCCATCAGATTAGTGCAGTAGGAGTGCGACTAATCCAACAGGGCTAATATCTTTTAAACTTTGGAATCTCCTACATCCCATGTTTGTTGCTATTAAAAAAAAGAGGGCAATAGGTGCAGTATTAACCCTCTTTCCGATTTGGTGTATGCAAATATAAACTAAATTTCGGGATTTTCCAACTGAATAAATCCAGTATGTCGATTACTTCCCATTTCTTTTAAAAATTGCACTTCTACTTTTGCGGAGTTAATGATTACCTGTGCAACCTCGCTTATTGCTCTTGCCTTGTCTATTTCAATATCTCCGTCTTTCAGCATTTCAATAGTTTCAAATAGATGATGTCTCAGGTCTTGAATTTTGTCTTTTGCCATGTTCTGTTATTATTCTTGTTATGTTCTTTTTTAAATGTATTACTTCCTGTAATTCCTCAGGTAAATGTACCCAGTGATTGCGTTGCATATGTTCTTGACGCGAAATTAATTTTAGATTTGAGATATCTAAGTTTCGTGGGTTTCTATCTAAAAATATAACTACTTCGTAAGGATCTAATTTAATGCCGTGATGCTCCTCATAAATAATCCTATGTTTAGGTCTATACTTTCCGTTGTGCTTTATTTCAATATAACCGTCTTTGCTTATCCTTTCTGTTCCATCAGGAGTCCAATTGTGAGGTGTTTGACCTTTTTTGAATTGAGTATGAATGCCTCCTATAATGATTCCCTTTTTACCTTTGTTCCAGCTTGTCATACCCTTTTTAAATTGAGTAGGTACATTTGGCTTGACATTGTAGCAATGGGCTTTCTTATACTCTTCTGAACGTGCTATGTTATAACGCTGAGCAGCACAGTAAATAACGTGTCTCTTAGTCCCAAAGAATTGACAAATTTCGTCAATATGAGTGTCAATGTATAACTCTCTCAGTTTATCAATTTTCTCAGGTGTCCAACGAAATCTCATAGCCTAAATCTTGTTTTACTTCTTCCTGTTGTTCTAAGCGTTTCTGATAGCGTTCACCTCTTAAATGAGGATAGTGCATTTGTAGTTTGCGTCTTATTCTTGAGATGGTTGAAGCATTGGTCACTTTGCCCTGATAAAGCATATTGAAAAATTCATGCGTTTTGTAGGCATAATTATCGTTGTCGTTCATTTCCATTTTCCAAAATTCAACGAGTAAAACATTATCGTTGTCTCTTGCTTCTGAGTGGTTGAGCAAAACTGCCGCCACTCTTTGTTCTATTAGTTTATTCATAGTTTTCTTTATAATAAGCAACCGCACAGTCTAACGCTATGTAAGGTTTACCTAACTCAATAGCGGAACTTTCGTGTGCCGTAATGATTTGATTCTTTTCCATTTCTTTAGCCTCTTTTAGATATTGGAAGCACTCCATTCTTGTTGGCTCTGTATTGACTAACTTGTCAAATAAGTATTCTACTGCGGTCATCATAGTTTTAATTTACCTCTGTACATTGTTTTTCTAACTTTAGCCTGGTGCTTCATTACCTCGTTAAAGTGAGCAGGATCAACGTAAGGTCTTTCTTGCTCTTGGAATGGTTCAGCTTCTTTTTGGTCTTGGTTAAACTCTTGTACCTTGATAGCAAGATACCATAGTAAGTACGCTATTGCAAAGAATAGAATACAAACGATTTGAAAATAGTGGTGTTGTGTCATATTAGTATTGATAATAGGCTTGAGTGTAATTTACTTTGTTGAATGGAACGCTTTTGCGAACTTTAACAACTCCATCATTTAATGTTTGATAAGTAGACACAGGCATCCAAAACCCGCCACATTCGTTAAAACTGCGAATGTGAACAAATACTGCGTCATTTGATTTTTTAATTACCTTACACCCGTGAGTAATCACGCCATTGTAAGAAAGAATAAAGGTTGGTTCAACTGATGATTCACGCAATTCGCTGAACATTTTAGCCATTTCGTTAGTGATTTTAATGTATTTCATATAGCAAAGATATATCCATTTACTACATATGCAAAATATTTTTTTCTTTTTGCAATTATTTTTGCAATATCTTACAATCTGATGACATTATTCAATAACTCAGCAGCAGCATTTAGCTTCTCGTCTATCTCGTCTTGGACTAAATGACGTTCTATTTCCGCAACGTGAATGACCTTACCTTGTGGCATTCTTGGATCGTAAGAAACAAAGTAACCTTTGTCTAAGTCAGCTGCAATCATTCCAAGTTGCATTTGCCAATAATACTCAGGATGCAAAGCCTTTAAACTATCGGCATCGTAGATAGTAAAGTTTTTTAGGTGAATTGCTGAGTTGTAAGGGCATTTAATTTCTAAGATAGCATCTTTGCTCAAGCCGTCAGGAGAATAGCCGCTATTGTCTCCGTATGGAATAAATACATAGGTTTCTCCACCGTAGTAGGTAAACTCATCAAATGTAATTCTTGCGAAATGGTTAAAGGCATCAGGTTCGTATTGCTTACCCCATTCAAGAGCATCACCGTAAATTGCTTTGCGTTGACCTGTTAGAATCTCCGCTGCTTTTTCGTAGACAAAAGTCTCAGCAGTTTTGCTTAGTGTATCACCGCTGCGAGAACTTCCCATCAGCTTGTGAATCTCAGAGGCAGTGAAGCGAGATAGTCTCGCCTCCTGCCAAAGTTCTTCCTGTTGTGTTAAGATAATTTCCATCCTTGTGATATCATTCATTTAGTAGCCGTCAAAATAGCAATGTTATCTGCACTTACAATGTACTTGTCAGTCACGTCAGAAATAGAGCCTCCCTTTGCGATGTGGTCAACTGCCTTTTTCCACAATGGGTGTTTAGGTGTCATCTCTTCTTTAACTGCTTTGACTTGGTAGCCTGTTGCAGTATTTGCGTCATCGTCCTCTTGGTTGAGATTAAATATAGAAGCTAAGGCATAACGTCTTGCGTAAGTAATTGCAGATCCTTGCTGCTGAGGATTATTCAAGTCTTTCATTCTTAACACCTGTTCACTCTGCATCCATTCGCCTGATTCAGCGTGGTAAACGGTAGTTACAAGACTATCTTCGTTTGGATGTTGTGTAACCAGTAGACCGCATTCTATCATGATAGGGTTAATGACTTCAAGAATAGCCGATAGGTCAGCATACTTGCTTTTAAAATGTGGGTTGTTAGCAGATTTCTTAACTGCTGATACTTTGGTTTGAAAGCAAAACATTGCTTTCGTTAGGTTTGTTATTTTATCTGATGTTTTCATAGTGTCTCTTGAATTACTCTGTATAGTTCGTGTTCTTTGATATGCTCTAAGTCTACTCTGTAAGTTACCTCGTAAGGGCTACTGTCGTCATCCTTAGAAATAACCTCTTCAAATTTCTTGAAATAGTGTTCAATGATTGCGTCCTCTACTTCCATTCTGTCGTAGATAAAAGTAAAAGTGTCATCAAAGACTACTTGTACCTCTTTGTCGTGTACATATACGTTTACTTCGACTTTCATTTGTTACCTCCGTATGTTTCGTTGTAGTAGTTTTCAGCACATTCATGGTTTCCATAAAAATAATCGTGTGCCATATATTCACCAATATTAAATGCACTCTTAATCTGCTCCTTTTCAATTTCTTTGGCTTGTTGTAATTCTTTTTTCAAATGTGGTTTTAACTTATTTGGTAGTTGTTCAAATAACCACTCTACTGCCGTTTGTTTAGTTTCGTTTGTCATTTCTTATTTAATTACAATTCGGAAAAATTTATTAAGTTATTGATTATCATTTGTTACCTCCGTCGTTAAATTTTTCTTCAAAATGTTCTTTGATTTCATGTTTGAACATTTCTTGACATTCCCACGCAAATTCAATCATGTGCTCTTTCTCCATTTCTCTGGCTTGTTTAAGTATTTGTTTCATACTTAAATTCATACTTAAATCCCGATTGAGTATTTCTTGTTCAATCCACTCTACTGCTGTTTGTTGTTTCATCTTGATACCTCCTCTAATGCAGTTTTAATTACTAACATAGCCTTTGGATTAATAACGTCGCCGTCAAGATACTTTCTAACGGTAGGCATTGATACGCCTGTTTGCTCGGATACTCGTTTCACAAGTCCGTGCTTTCTTTTTACTTTAATAAGATTTATGATTTCTTGTAGTTCCATGTGGCAAAGATAAAATAAATTTCCTTAATAGAAAAATATTTTT